CAATTTTTTTATGGTTGTAATCATATTCATACTCCTTTTACCGCGTAGCGCAGATCGTTATCCAGTGTGTAGGCCAACCTACGTTCCGGATAAGTGTCACCCAACTCAGGGGCGTTCATTGCAAAAGGTTTAACTTTCCAGGAAATTTCATATTCGGCCGTTACGGCTTGGCTCAATTCCACTTCAGCGTCTGAACGACTGTATTTCACAGGTTCCTCAAAACTCTTAGTGACGATATATGACAAGCCACCGCGCAAATAACACCCAGACTCCTGCGACGACCAGACCAATGCACCCACTGTCTGATTGAGCCAAATTGGCTTGAGGCCAGTTACGGGACGGACGTACGACAGCATGCCGAATTGAGCACAGCGGACGGTCTCTCTGTAGGTTTGAGAAATGCGCTTGATAGTTAGAAAGTTTGCGTCACCGTTCCACGGAATCCCGCACCCCTCCATTTGCAAGTTCAAACCGGCAACGTGTGCTTCAAAATTATTGTTGAACGGATTTAGGCCAGCATCCAACGAGTAATTTCTAGAGATAATTATCTCCGACATACCCTTTTCGTTGCCAGGCATCCGCCACCAAACCGGATAAAAAATATTAGTAGATAATCCCGTGAGGTCGACTGTTTGGGTGTAAGAAGCACGACCATTGATATCCTTGGCCTGCACACTGTTACGCCAAGCTGTGAACTGATTCGACGCAGCCTCAACTCGCGCATCAATTTTGCCGATCTGATCAGTCACCGTCTCCGTTAGTTTATTGCACGCATCCACAACCTTGGTAATAGTCGTTTCAATTCCCATCACTAACTCCCTGTCAATAAATTTTTCCAGCACTGTTGTCAGTACAATTACTTCGCTTCGAGATGCATCACTCGAAACATCAAATCCACATGCCGCGACATATTGCCAACCGAAGCCGCCGCCATAATCGCGATTTCCTCAGCCAACAACACATTCAAGTTTTCACTCCCCACCACAATCGTCACGCTATCCACCGGCAACGGCGAAATATCCAGCGTAAACTTCTGCAGTACCCGAGCCGCCGCCGCTTTATACGTCAGCAACTTCCCTGCCACGGAATACACCGCCAGCAAGGTCCCGCTGGCGAGGTAGAAGCCGAACTCGCCAATCTCGTACTCATCGTCGCCGTCAAACAGCGCGGCCATCCGGAGTTGGCGTTCGCCCAGGTCTTCGTAATCCACAATGGCGACCCGTTGGCGCTCATCGCGCAAGGCGTCTTCCGTGCCGTCGGGGTTGTAGCGGCCGGTACCGGCGCCGATGTGGGTGATTTCGCCCTTGAGGCCCTGATTCTTTGCCTGCAACACTTCATCCAAACCCTTGGAGGTGAAGCGCACCAGGCGCGTGATGTCATCTGTCATGGCTGCGCCCTGAGGTCGTAGTCGTTAATGGTGTAGTGCCGGGCAACCCCGGTACTGTTTAGCCGGGCGCCAAGCCCGAGTTCCGGCAGCACGCCTTCAAGCAGCAGCTCGCCATCGCTCAGAGGGGTATGAGCGGCGCTGTTGAGGGAGAACGCACCGTTTAACTTCACTTCGGGCAAGGCGCCGGGAGGGCTGTCTTCGCCGATGCTCAACCCAGGATCAGCCGCGCCGGCCAGTCGCAGGCCCTGGGTGGTCTCATGCACGACGGTAATCGTGGCCTGGTCTCGCTCGCTCTTGGCCGCGTTGATGCGACGGATCAGCCGGTTGTGATCGCCACTGGACCAACTGCGCCCAATGATCGCCTGCACGTCGAAGGTATAAGGTGTGCCGATTGGCCGCTGTTGATACCAGGCGCTGATATTGGGAGTGAAGCCCAGTGATTCCACGGCATAGCTCAAGGCCTTGGGCGTACCGGCCTGGCGCTGGATTTGCCAGGACAAGGCCACGGTCAGGCGCTTTTCCGATTCGCTGGCGTCGGCATCCCATTCGCTGACACCCCGATCGGCGGCCAGGTAAGGCAGAAATTCGCTGGGGGTTTGCAGTGGGTTCATCAACGCTGGAAACGGCGGCGTGACTCGCTCAAGCAATTTGCCGAAGCCCAGGTCCAAAGCCTTTTCCAACGGTGAACTGTTGGCTGGCAACAAACTCGCGTCAGATTCACTCATAGCGTACGCACCTCCACCTCGACGCCCGTGCAATACGGGGCCTGGAACGCATTGCTGACGATCGGCGCCAGTGGTTCAAGGATTTGCAGCTGCGCCGCCCCTGCACTGTGGATGGCGTAGTCGATCCAACTGGGGTCCACGCGCCCTTCCAGGCGATGACAGGAGTCCGCGTAGTTTTGCAGCAACTGCTGCGCCGCCACCTGGGTGAGGCCCGAGTCCGGCCCGGCGTTGATCTTGGCGATGACGCGGATCTTGTAGGGCTGAATCTGTGCGCCCTGGACTGTGACCAGATCGGTTTCCGGCCGTACATCGGGCCGTGCGAAATGTCGGCGTACACCGTCAAGCAAATCCGCAGATGGGGTACCGTCGCCCTCACGAGACAGCACAGTGACCATCACCTCGCCGGGCGCAGTGCGGCGGCCGTTGCCGTCCTTGACCTGCGCCGCATAGCCGTCCGGGTCGAAGGTATAGTTGACGGTCACCACGCCCGGCGATGCGCTCTGAACCTTTACGGTGGGTCGCTCGCCGAGGGTGAACACTTCGCGGCGATACTGCATCCGCGAGCCCGCTGCTGGAGCGTGGGGTGCCAGGTAGTAACGCAAGCGGGCGTCGTCGTCGCTTTCCAGCGTCGGCGGCACGGGCGGGAAAGCCGCCGGGTCGCCGGGGTCGAGCACTTGGCGCTCCAGGCCCATGTCAGCCAGGCGTGCGTCCAGGTTGCTGCCGGTAGCCCACCACGCCAGCATCTGCTTGATACGCGCATTGTATTTGCGCTCATGGGTTTGCAGGCGCACGCAAAACGCTTCAAGCGCCAACGTCAGCAGTTCACTTTCGTTGTCGAGGCTGACCTTGAGTTTTGCAGCGCTTTGCGGGGCACGGGTGGCGACGTAGTCGACCACGAATGCCTTGAATTCGGCGAGCAGCGGCTCGAACTCATCGACCGCGATAATCGCCGGCTCGGCCAGTTGGTTCTGGCCAGGGATCAGCATGCTCATGTCACGACCTCGAAGGATTGTTGGCGGTTTTTCCAGGTGCCGGCAAAACGCAGCAGCAGCCCGGCACCCTGGCGGGTGGCGACGATGACCTGGGGCTGAAAGTCGCCGATGCCGTTCTGCGCGTTATAGAACGCTTGGGCGGCATGGCTCTGGGCGAGCAGCAGCAGGTCATCGCCAAGGTTTTGCCCGAGCAGCTGCGGGATCAGCGAGCCATACAGCGGACGCTTCTGCCGCGTACCGATGGGTGTGGTCAGCGCTCGGGTGGCGCGCTGCACGAATTGCAGCCAGTCATCGACCGCTGCCCCCGTGTTGCGATCAATGCCGATCATGGGATGTCCTTGTCACGGGCTGATGACCCGACCCTGGTGGTCTATTAACGGACCGCTGAAGTGAGCGCCGCCAGCATCCAGCAGCAGTGCGGTGCCGCCGATTTGCAGGGTGATGCCCTGCGAATTGAGGGTCAGGCTGGCGGCGCCGACCTTAAGGTCGACCTGTTCGCGGGAACCGCTGAACGTGGTTGGCCCGTTGGCCCAGTTGAAGGTGTGGCTGGCGTCGTCGTAATCGCTCTGCGTGCCGTCTTGATGGCGCCGCCGGGTCAAGGAGGCAACCGCGGAGACTGGCGGAAAGAGACTACTGTTGAGGCCGAACAAAGCCACGGACTGCGAGCCCCCTTCCCCACCACCGTAGTTGAGCAGCAGGCATTGTTCGCCCACTGAAGGGATGCGGGTTTCGGTTTGCGCACCAGCGCTGGGGTTGAAAAAGCGGATGGCCGGTGTGAGCAACTCACCGTGGCTGACCCGGCAGGTATTGCTGGCGGCATCGACCTCTTGGCAAATACCAATCCGGCAGAAGCTTTCAGCGCGCCGGTAGAGGTCTTCGAGCTGGGCTTCCATCTCCGCCAGGCGCTCGACAATAGGCCCCAGTTGCATGCGTAACAGCGCGTCGAACATGGGCTACTCCGCCAGTGGCTTGTATTGGTCGGGGTCGTCGATGTTCAAGACATCCCAGGTGCAGGCGAACAGCGGTTGGCCTGTAGGATCGTTGAGCAACGCAGGTCCCAGGTAGAGGGTTTGAGTGAAGGACACAGTCCAGGTGTCGTAGTCAGTTGCCGCCGCAGTACGCATAGAGGGCGCAGCGACAATATTCGCTGGCACATCGCACTGGGACTGCGGCAGGTTCCAACGGTTATCCAGCACCAGATCCATCAACTGGCTGGCCAGGTCGCAGGCATCGAACGGCAGTGCGCCGGGGGCAACCATGGCCTTGAGCGAAATAGACAGGACGTGCGCCTTGCGGCCTTCGCGAGAACGAATGCCCGGGCCGTTGCCTTCAACCGTGACCATCACACCGGTGTTGTCCTCGCCGCCGAGGAAATCCCGGTGACTGCCGATCCTGAGGTCAGGGAAGGCCGCATGCAGCGCCACGCCGATGGCTTGGGGGAGTTGGGATGGCTTTTCGATAAGGGTCATGTGAGTAGCGTCCTTGCAGTTACTGCGGGTCCTGACGGGAACCTTCGTTGATCCCGATGCGCTTGGCCGCCCAGCGCTCATAAAGGCCGATGGCCACATCGGCACCGGCCATGGCGGTGAGGCAACCAATGGCGCCGGCCGTCCAGATCGACATACCGGCGGCGTAGCACAGCATTAATGCCGAAACCCCACACACCATGCACGCCCCGGAGCGCAGTGCCAGGCGCCGGATCAGCGACCAGCCGCGGGCGCCCTCCTTGTCGGCGCGCCACATTTCGCCGGAAACCCCGCCAATCAAGGCCAATATGATCACCAGCCAGATAGGCATTTCCGCTAACGCTTGTTGTTCGTTTGTCATGTCACGCCTCCTGGCTGAACACTGGATAGTCCGTTTTTCACTTACACATACTTCGATAGGTAGGCATTCCAAAAAGCCCGGTTGCCCGGGCTTTTCAGTAATGATGTCCTCGGACTGTCGGCGCTACTGGCGCGGTACGGTCCTTTCCTCAATGTTTTTC